AGCGCTACCATCCGCATGAGCTACCTAACAGAAAAAGGGACTCGTGTAAATGATGGCGAAGCAACAAAAGAACATACCGGATCATGACTGGGACGTGGCGGATGTTTATCAGCGCGTCAGGATGATCATCCGGGCATTGCCGAATAAAAAAATGGACCATAATAAGCTGAAAAAACTGCTTGAGGTTGCCACTCCAGAAGACCAGATCAAACTGAAGGTCCTGCACAATGCCGTGATCAACTGCATCCGTGAATATAAAGGCGATTCAACGTCATCAAAACTAAAAGACTGGAAATCGGCGGAGGGTGCCCTCGATGCCTTCATCGATACTTTGTGGTCAGAGCACTTTGACGAGAGTGGCGATACGCTTCCGAACCTCTTGGCCGTTGTGGAATATCTGGCTGCGCGGGGATGGAAGATCAAGAAAACGGCAGCCTACCAGCATCGCAAAGAGGGAAAAATCAGGCCGCAAAAGAACGGATCCTTTCGAATCGGTGACGTTGAAAAATATGCAACTGTGTTTCTGAAGCGTCTTGACGGAATCAAGGAGAATCTCCTCGACACGATCCAGCATGAAAGAATCCAGGTGGAGGTGAGTAAACTCAAGGCGCAGGCCCGCCACTGGGACATGAAGGCAAGTATTCTGGAGGGAAGCTATGTTGAAAGGGGCTCCTTTGAGTTGGCATTGGTTAAAAGGCTGTTAATTTTCAAAAATGATATCGAAACTTTCATATATTCACAGGCCAACGGGATCATTAACCTGGTTTCTGGTGATTCGTCTAAGGCGCCGGATCTGATCGAGTTCATGCTTGATGAGGCGGCAAACTGGCTGGATCGTTACGCTGACGATCGGGAGTTCCAAGTTCCATTGCCGACGGTACAAGCGGCGATGGAGGATGACGGGGATGATGACGATGACGACGACGATTTGATAGAAAAGGACGCAGCGGCGGGAGTGTCGGAAATATAGATATGCAATCTTCCTATCATATCGAAACGCTGGGTTTATGAATTGCAAAGCCGAATGGGAACATCATGACAGATAGCATCGATGATATGCGAAGAGAAGTTCAGAAACGGGTCGATCAGGAAGCCGCCCAGCTGACGGCGAATCAGCCTGGCCAGAAAATGGATCCGGAAATCGACGCCGCCTTTGTTCGGGAATGTATCAGCCGGGATGATTTGGGTAATGGTGAATTATACGCAGCCGTCTTCCGTGACAGATTCCTATATTCGAAAAGCACCCAGGAATGGTTCAGTTGGATTGGCCACTCCTGGAAGAGGGATCAAATGAACCGATCCCTGGCCGCCGTCGAAGACATCACAGCTTATTACATTGCGCAGTACGAAGCAATCGGTACGAGGATCATTAATTTGGTTACTCATGGAAATGGCGATGATAGCAACGCCGGTAAAATCAAGAGACTTCGGAAGGATCAGAATTTTATTTTAAATCGTGTCAGCCAGCTGCGTGGAGATAAAGGGCGAAACGCGTGTTTAAAATTTGCTCACACATGCGCCGTCCCCATTGCCATCACAGGGGAAGAATTTGACATGCACCCCATGTTGCTGCCATGCACCAACGGCGTCATCGATCTGGAAACGGGCAAGCTAAACCCTGGCCGCCCGGGGGATTACCTGGAGAAGGCCAGCCCCATCGCCTTCACGGGCATAGACACGCCGGCGCCCATTTGGGAACGGTCCCTCGATGAGATTTTCAATGGGAATCATAATATCATCGCCTATCTCCGCCGCCTGTTTGGGTATGCCATCACGGGTTTGGTCAATGAAAAGCTCTTTTCTGTGTTCTATGGGAAAACCGGTTGGAATGGTCGCAGCCTGATCATTGAGACAATCAGCCATGTGATGGGAGATCTGGCTGGCGCTATTCCCTCGGAGATGCTTCTCTCCCAGAAATTCACGAAATCAGCCTCGGGACCTTCTTCGGACTTGATGAGTCTCAAAGGGATCCGTATGGCCGTCGCGAGCGAGACAGACGAAAACCAGAGATTTTCCGCGTCTAAGGTGAAGTGGTTGACCGGAAAAGATGAAATTGTTGGCCGGACACCTTACGATAAATATGCCACAAGATTCCATCCGACCCATAAATTGTTTCTCATGACGAACTCACAGCCATCAGCGCCTCCAAATGATCGCGCCTTCTGGGAAAGGCTGCATTTGGTTCCTTTTAGTATTTCGTTTGTCAATAGAGATCCCCAGGATCTCCATGAGCGTCGCGCCATCCTGGACCTCGATCAGCAGTTGAAAAAGGAATCGTCGGGGATACTTTCTTGGTTGGTTCGTGGGTGTCTGGAATGGCAAAGGTGTGGCTTGAAACCGCCCAGGGAAGTGTTGGAAGCGACAGAACAATATCGCCGCAACGAAGACCTTCTGGCTGATTGGATCGATGAATGTTGTGTTGTCGAGCCGATGGTGAAGGAAAAAGCATCAGTCCTCTATGGTCGATTTGTCGAGTGGTATCATGAGAACCACGGGAAAAAAGAGCCTAGTGGAACTTTTTTCGGAAAAGGGCTGTCACAAAAATTTGAGAAATCTAAATACAACGGATTTGTGACTTATGTCGGTCTCAAGTTGCTAAACGATTAATGGTTTGAGTTTATGAAAAATGATGCGCTTATCGATATTGCGTGGGGAGGGTTTAAAATGGGGTGTCGTTTTTTCTTGTGTCCATTAACATATTGTAATGATTCAAATATAGACGTTGACAGTCTGTCTGTTATGATATTTTGGGGAGGGTTGGATGGTTCGTGTATAGAAAGTTTTCCGCACACATAAAAGGCTTTGCGTGCGTAGGGTTTATGTAAACCCTCCCTACTCTCCCCAAAGGCGGGGGTATATTCTCTTAAATATATAAATAATATAATAATTATGGATAGATAGAAGAAAGAAGAAAAAGGGGAGGGTTTGAAGAGAAATTAATGAACCGGGTACATCGAACATGAACGTCATTGATCTTGCCACGCAGCATGTCAGACTCAAACGGGTCGCCTCGACAAATGGAGGTGAATGGCATGGGCCATGTCCTTCATGCGGCGGTGATGATCGCTTCCATGTCTGGCCGCAACAGAACGATGGAACGGGCGCTTATTGGTGCCGGGGCTGTGGCCGCGCCGGTGACAACATCCAATTTCTTCGCGACTTTGATGGCCTATCATTCCGGGAAGCCTGTATGCGATTAAAAATCGACATACCCGATCAGCCAGGGCAGCCAGGGCGCAACCTTACCAGCCGGAAGCGGCTACCCCTCCATGAAAGCCGTCCTCCCTTCCAGCCAAAGCAATATGACCCACCTCCGGATCCCTGGCAAGAAAAAGCGGGAAAATTTATCTCATGGGCACAGTCCGCCCTGATCAAGAATCCCGAGATCCTCGCCTGGTTGAAGGACCGTGGCATCGATGAAGACGCTGCGGATACCTTTCGCCTGGGCTGGAATCCTGGCGAAGACGGGAAGGATCTCTACCGTCGCCGCACATCCTGGGGCCTCGAGGACGCTCTCAATGATGACGGCAAGCCCAAACCGCTTTGGATTCCCCGCGGCCTTGTCATCCCCTATATCATTGACGGAATCATCTATCGAATTCGCGTCCGCCGACCTGAAGGAGATCCCCGGTATTATGTCCTTCCAGGGTCGTCAATGGCGATGATGATCATCGGTCTCGAGCGCCGCGCCTATGTAGTCGTTGAGTCCGAGCTGGACGCCATCGCCGTCGCCGCTTGCCAGGATCTGGCCGGGGCCGTCGCCGTCGGATCGTCGAGCGCGAAGCCCGATGCAGAGGTTGTTGCTATCCTTCAGGATGCCCTATCTATCCTTCTTGCCTTAGATTTCGACGCCGCCGGCACGAAGGCGCTCGCATTCTGGTTTGAGCATTTCCCACGGGCGGAGCGATGGCCTGTTCCCCAGGGCAAGGATCCTGGAGACGCCAGGCGTTTGGGGACAGATTTGAATCGATGGATAAAAGCAGGGCTGCCGCCGGCGTTGACGCTCGACTTGAGCACAACAAACAAGCAACGGGGTCACGATGGGAAAGACCGAAGAGATTACAATGTCACTGAGAGATCTCTGACTATATCGCCGGAATTATCGCATGATCGGCCTGACCTTCCGGCGGAGTTGTTTGAACTGCGAGGGCTATTGAGGAAAAACCCTGGGACGGTCATCATAAATGCGCCGTTTCGTTTTACGGTCCTTCGACATGACAGGTTTGTCGGTGGACGCATTAACGAACTGGTCTTTAAGACGCCGGGCGTCAGGGATTACATCATGAACCATCCCGCGGAAAGAATCGACGCGGACAATCTTATTTGGGAAGATTAATGCCCGGTGGGGCTTGACAATAAAACAAAAATTGAAAGGAGAATGACATTGAAAGTATTGGATATTTTTACATCATCGTGGGTCATACGGCCCGACCGGTTGGAGAACATCCGCCGGGCGTACAAGGACCGCCTAAAAACAGGGGATATCCTAAACGCAGGCGCACCAACGAAACAAAAGGCGGAGGGGTTGTTTTACCAGGTGGATGGAGGCATCGCGACCATCCCACTAACGGGCATCCTGACAAAAAACAGGACATTCCTTTCTGAACTCTTCGGCGGGTCCGCCATGAGAGAGATCGGCGACGCTTTTGACATGGCCATCGGAGATCCGAGCGTCAAGGGCATCATACTCTCAGTTGATTCGCCTGGAGGCACTGTTGACGGCACAATGGAACTTGCGGAGAAAGTCGCGAAGTCAAGGGGCATCAAGCCGATCATGGCCTGGGCGGACGGCATGATGGCTTCTGGCGCTTACTGGATCGGTGCCGCGGCGGACAAGATTTACATATCCGGTGAAACGACCGTAGTCGGATCCATCGGCGTCGTGGCGACCCACATTGATGTGTCAGAAAAAGACAAGTTATATGGCGAAAAATGGACAGAGATCACGGCGGGAAAATACAAGCGCATCGCCTCTACTCACAGATCCCTTTCAGACGAAGGCTACGAATATCTACAGGAACAAGTTGATCATATCTACTCGGTATTCGTGGAAGCCGTCGCTACCTACCGGGGACGCCCTGTGGGTCATATCATCCATGCCGCCGATGGTCAAATTTTCCTGGGCAAAGAAGCCGTCGAGGTCGGCCTGGCGGATGGCATTATGTCCCTGGAAAAACTCATGGACCACATCAAGACAAATGGACTGTCCTCCATGAAGGCGGTCCCGAAAGCAAAAACCATCGAATCTTTCGAGGATCTGGTTGAAAAACTGAAGGCGCAGGGGTTTACCACAGGGAAAGCTATTATAAAAGCCGCACGGATCAACCCTCCTGCCCACGCAGATTATATTCAGCGGGCGCAGGTGGGAGCGACAAGACCACTACCAAGGAGCTAAAAAATGACATCACATAATGAAATCAAAAAAAACATCATCGCAGCGGTACCAGGAATCAAAGAAAGGCAGGCAGCCGTGGCAAAGTTACAATCCGAGGTGACAGCCATCGAAAAACAGGGGCAGGACTATGCTGCCCGGCTGCAAATCCTTAAAGGGCAGATTGCGGGGACTGATGCAGTTCTGAAGAAGACCATCGAATCAGGCGGGGACCCCAATGCCGAAATTGCCAAAGTACGACGGATCAAGAATGAAATTGAGGACATTGGCCAACTTCTTGACGCCGTTGAAGCCGCGAGGGATACGAAGATCGATGCGCTTGAAAAGATCAGGGTAGAAATTGCCCACGCCTTCCACGGGGCAGCCTGTTCGATCCGCGAGCAACTTGAAGGGGACCTGGAGAAACGACTTGCCGAAATCAACGAGGTCGTTGAAACCTGGCCAGGGATCATCAATGATGCAGCCTCGGAAATCGGCATTACGCCCTTGACGATCCCGATGATCGGTATTGACGCGGTGAAATGCAGGGCACTGGTTCACGCCCTGGGTAAATAGAGAACCTTTTCCGGCCGATCGGGTCCTTCCGGGCATCATCACCCGGGTCATACCGATCGGGAACCGTCTCCAGGGACAGTCCCCCCACACGACGGCAAACATGGGGCGCTGTCTTTTCCGGTGTGAAGGGGCAGCGTCCCATCATAAACCTGAAATTTTAAAATTATATTTATTTGAAAGGAGATTGAAAAATGAATTTTTTTGATAAGACACAAAATGATCCATTCGTGAGGCACATAGCCGACATCAAAGCACCCCTGGGAATGAGCCCATATGACTTCGCCAAACGATCAGGCGGGCCGAGCCTGTCACGAATTTTTGAAATGACCAACGACTCGGAACAGAAGGAATACGTCAAGCCCACTGAACTGATACTTTGCCACGGTGCCGCTGTGGGTCTGGATGTCTCCGATCGGTGTCAGCATATGCACCCAGGGTTGAACTTTCTGGGATTCTTGGAAGGGCAAAACGAAAACAAGGCGATTGTAAGGACACGGGGCTCAATCGTTTTAAAAATCGACGGCTTGATCGACGCAGACTATGGCAAAGCTGTTTTTTGTGATGGCCCGAACAGCTTCACCAGGGAGAAAAAACGCGGGTCATTCGAGATCGGCAGAATCAAAAATCTACAGGATGGCAGGGCAACCGTTGCTTTCCGGCGTTACAACGACGAAAAACCCTTAAACTTGGATATTTAGACTCCTTTTCCGGGAATAAAATCCCGGCATTTCGTCGGGCGCTTCAGGTGTGGAGCGCCCACTCCCTACTGGTCACAATGACGGATGACGACGGCGACAATATCTTTCATCTTATCCTATATGGTGGACTAACTCCCATGCAATCCCTCTGGGCGTCAGTTCTGATTCGTGCCCTCCTGGACCTTCAGCATGGTGATCCCGATGCCGTCAAGTTTTTTGAAGGCACCAACAGTAACATCAACCTGGCCTGTGATTTTCTCGGATGGGATCCCGGGAGAGTAAAAAAGTATGTCAGACGATCTCATCAAAGGCATGAACCTTGTGGCAAGGTTAAACACCACCATAAGAAGCGCTCCCAGGACGACAGAACACACGGGGAGAAACGAGATCGTCGCTTATAGGCCATTCTTACGAGGCGTTTTTTCTTGACATCGTTTTTGAAAGGTGTATTCTTAAAATGCTCATATTCTTATCCGGGAGGCCACACGTCAGCATGGCTATTTTTGTATATGTCGATAATTTAACCTGGTCATGGAATCGGGTATCCGCAAGGACCCGGCGCTTGATAAGAGCGTGAGCATTCCATGGCCTTTTGCCGTTTATGGAGGATAGAATTATGAAGAAAGAAAAAAACAGCAGCGTGGCAGAGCAGGAAGAAATGAAAGCACCTGACGAAAAAGTTCAATACCTCAAAGGTTTTCTTGTTGATGATTATAAAATCATCAAGCGAACAACGCCGGATAGGACAGTTTATGAGCATCCAAATCAGGCCCTGAGAGAGTTGATGACATACGATGAGGACCTTTTTGTCACGATCGATCGTATGTTTAATAACTTTCAACTTATTGTTGACTATCTGAATAAGAGTGATGATGTTAACGACCACCTCCCAGATGTCCTCGCCGGCATGATTCGAGATTCAAGATTCAAGCTCAGTGAGATATTTTATTTCATAGAGAAATGCATTGGCAACATTGAATGTACCTTCTTGGATGGCCAGAATACAGTTTACAGAGACGGACGAATGCTCGATGCATGCCTTGATCCACCTCAGGAAGACACAGAGGAGCTTGTTACCTATGATCACGATCCAGGCGCTGGCCGCGGGGGACAGAGTTCCCCTGGAGAAATATATGAAGCGGGGCGGGAAGATCCCCGTGGGAGATCCGGAATGATGAACGATGAAAATAGGAGGTAAGTCAGATGGATGAAAGGGCAAAGTATAAAGCGGATTTGTTGCGTGAGATAGGGAATATTGACGTGACAAAAATTGTTGATCTTGTCAACGCAAATCAAAAAGAGGCCTTTATAGGAAGGACAAAGGCAATCATATTGCTTCAGTATTTAAAAAATACAGGCCAGTTCAAGGAAATACAAAAATATAAACACTCATCATTTGCCGATTTTATGGAAAATGAATACGGAATCAGAGAGGAATCGTTTAACGAATCCCTTTTTGTATTGGAAAATCACTTTGAAGCGGCGCAGAAATACGGTATCGGCGTCATTGCCAAGATCAGGCGGACGTGCGGCGCTTCAAAAGTGCCGGTTGTATTGAAGGCCATTACCGACGAGGAATCAAAACTTAAAAATCCTTTGCCGCATAATAAGATATTGGACATTATCAAGATGTATAAAAAAGTTTTAGAAATGAAAAAATCCGATATTAAAACTCGTCAAGAATAGTTGACGAACGAGCGACTGAAAAATTGGGAGGATGGATCCTATGAAAGGAGGTCTATCGTGTGATGGCAGCATCATTTACCTTATACCGTAAGTTCAGAAAATATGCCTATGACGGCACCATCGATTTAAAGACAGACAGTATCAGGCTTATGTTAGTCACTGCGGATTATGTCCCGTCAATCGGTCATAATGTTCTTCAAGACGTGAAGGCATCTCCGTCTTATGAGGTCCCACAAACGAAGGATAGTGGTTATAGGTTGGGCGGGGCATACTTGACGGGAAGGACCATAAAAAAAACAACTCCACCATTTTGTAGGTCATTCATGGCCAACCCAGTCACCTGGCCATACTTGACGGCGATATTCCGGTATGGCATCCTGTATGCCGAGAAGAGCATAGGCAGCATCGTCAATCCACTAATTGGGTTTATAATATTCGATACGTCGCCGGATGACGTTCGGTTGACACGAAAGCGATTTGTTGTTAGGTGGGCGCCGGAAGGCATCATCTCACATCTGAGGCCCTGGAAACTCATACAGAGATAATTTATTGATTTTGTAAACCATGGTTTACATTTTCAATGACCTTCGCCGAGTCAATAAATCACCACCAACGGATGAAGAGATAAGGATCCTGGGTGAATCGCTGCTTCAACGAGTGCGCGATAAGATAAAGAAAGATAAAAAAAACAAAAAAAATGGTTTTGAAAGCAATTAAATGATGATAGACAGAAACACTAATTCAAATAAATAGAGAGGGGTACGAGAGTGGGGTATGTAGATTTTGATCATATACAATTATAAAAACATAACAAATGGTTAGATCATCAAGTCGACTCCCGCCGCCCCACCAAAATATTATGTATCATCTGATCGTTTTACCTCTGCCGTTCAGAATGGCTCGCATGTCAGATCTTCATATAAGAAATCTCATCAAGACCTCGTCCTTAAAATCACAGAAAGAAACGTGTGATAATGTGTAAAAGAAGGGTCATGCATCAACCGGATGACCGTAGGATCTGCGAAGCGT